ATTTGTATTTATAAAGACAGTTTGGGGTTATTGTAATTCCTTTAATATTTTCGTGTTCTTCGATGTTTGGTTTTTGGCAGATGCGTGGTTGTCCTTTTGTTCCATGATATTTACAGCGCAAATCGTTTGTTAATCCTTTGCATACATTCTTTACATGAAGTGTTTTAGTGCTCGCATCATATTCAAAATTATCATCGGTCAATACAAAACTAATTACACCGTGATTGTATTGGCAGCCGTGCAGTTTATAATAAAGTTCCATATCACGGTTTAATATCTTGTTTACTAATACTGTTCTTCCCGCTCCGAAATCTTCATTCAAAATATTGCTTATTGTTATGCTGAATAGTTTACAACATTCCGCGCCACAGATGTGTGTCCATTGTGTGCAATTATCGCAATTCTCTGCTTGTTGTATTATTGAGAGCGCTATAATCCCAACTCTTTTTTTAAATCATCTAATACTTTAAGGTTTGAACCAACCAAAGTACTGTTTATAATAAAATCTCCTGAAGACGCTAATAATTCTACATCTTTTTTAAATTGATTTTCAACTTTATTAATAGCTTCTCTCAATCGTTGTTTATTTATATAATCTCTTCTTTGCATTATCTCAAATAAAGTATCTCTTATAATAGATAATTCATTTTCTAATGTTACTTCATCCATTTTTTTCACTTCCAAATTATTTTAAATCCTACATTGAATAATAATATTCTTATTCCACCAACCATTTCATCATGCAAATCTATATTTATTAAACTAAAATCTCTGGCGTTGTGTGGTTTTTTCCAATATTTCCATAAATTTATTGTTTCAAATCTCATATTTTTCACTCCATCATTCGTCGTTCCCATTCCTCTTGAGAACTATTCTTATTAACATTTAAATTCTCATTAATATTAATCTTTCCATAATGTCGGTCATGTAACTCCATAAAACTACCCGCCAAATCACGCAAATCCTTACTAACATCCTTCCCTTGTTGTTTCTTCTTCAATATCTCAATAAGAGAATCACCCAACAAAGTCTCTATGCCATTAAGTAATTCTTTACGGTCACTAGCGGCAAAAAGACTATAATGCTTTTTAAGTTGCAAAATACGGTCTTGCACTGTAAATCCTGCCAATCTTGCTTCAGTGCTTATTTGTAACGCTCTTATATTTTCAGGATTTTTTGCTCTACGACCGTGCTTTAAGTTTTTTATTCTATTAGCGGCAGTTTTTCTTTCGCTAGAAACTCTACCTCCACGACCATCAGCAGGTAATGCGTAACCAGTTACTGGGCTTGGTTTTACCCGCCTTATTTCTTCAGCTAAAGGAATTATTTCTTCACTCATATTGTCTCCTTGATGGCTTTTTTGCCAGTGTAATCTTCCCAACGTTTAATAATAACATCACAATAATGTTCGTCAAGCTCCATCATATAACAATATTTATTTAATCGTTCACAACTTAAAAGTGTGCTTCCGCTTCCACCGAATAAGTCAACAACTATTTTTACATCATTAACATGTCTTATTGCGCGCTCACATAATTCTGTAGGTTTTTTAGTTGCGTGGTCTTCATCTTTTCCTAATTTTCTTTGTATATGCCACACATCACTATATTCTCTTTCTCCTTGATGTGTATCGAGTATTGGTTTTCCTTTTTTACAAACATTTATTACTTCATAAGTATATTTGTAATCACTACCTAATCCGTGCACCATTTTATCCCACACTATTATGTTAGATATATGAAATCCTGCAAGTTTTATTTTTGGTATTAATTCGTGATTTCTTCTCCAATCAAGACATATGTATGCAATGCTGTTTTCTTTAAGTATATTATAATATATTTTAGTAAATTTATTAATAAATATTTCCCATTCTTCATCAGTAAATACATCATTGAACATGTGGGTCAACCAGGTTGACCCACTATTTGTTTTTTCACTCATTCCCGTATTGTATGGTGGGTCTGTGAATACCATGTCGGCTTTCTTACCATTCATTAATCTGTTTACAATTATTTCGTCTGTGCTATCCCCGCATAATAATCGGTGATTGCCTAATATCCATAAGTCTCCTTTTTTACATACTGTTGGTGGGTTTTCTGGCACTTCGTCCGGGTCATTATCGTTCGGTAATGGTGCGTTAATAATATCATCTAATTCTTCATTGGTTAGTCCTGTGAATGCGCCGAGTTCTGGGTTAGATTCGTTAATTAGTTTAATGAGTGCTTCTAAGTCTTCTTCTATCCAGCGACCACTAATTTTGTTAAGACTGATGACTAATGCACGTTTTTCGTTGATATTTAAGCCAGTTATTCTAAAACAAGGCGCGGTATCTAAGCCCATCTTTGTTGCGGCTTTAAGACGTTGATTACCGCCCAATACCACATTATCTTCATCTATAACTAGCGGGTCTACAAAGCCGAATTTATGAAGATTACTAATTAGTTTTGACATTTCATCATCATTCATTTCTCGCGGGTTGCCTTTGAAATGTTTTAGTGTTTTTATTGGAATGTCTTCGATGTTCATTCTTTAACCTCTATTTTTGTTTTATTTAAAAGTTCCGATTCTTTGGTTATGAATAAATCTATTATTTCATTTCGCATAATATCCCGATTTTCGCACCAGTGAAATATTATGTTATGTCTTTCAGTCATGGTTTTTATTATGGCTGCTAACTGCCTAGGATTGCCCATTAGACATTTTTGGTGGTTCCATCGCATACTAATGAATTCGTCTTTATTGCATTCTACAAAAATATGAAACTCTTTGTTTTTATTTTTGGCGCGTTCTATTTCCCGTTTAAAACGCTTATGACCTTTCAGTATGCTCCCATATAGGTCTCCAGGACTCTTACGCTCTATCACAAGGCTTGATTCTAGCAATGGAGTGCTATAATCACCTTCATCAAGTTTGTGCTTTATACCTATGTTTCCGAAGTCTAATGCGTTTTTTTCACGCGTATCAATGTATATAACCATTTTTTTCACTTTAGTCGTTGTATTGTTCCTGCTGGGTTTTCGAATATTTCGCTTTCGTTTTTTAGTTCTGTAATCCATTTGTCTATTTCTGGGGTGTTTGGATAGATATTTTGTATGTCTTCGTATTTTATTTTTTGTTGTTCATCTATTATTTTTAGTAGTCCTTTTTTGCTTATTATGCTATCACTTTCCATTGGAAATATTAGGTTTTCTTGTGGAACTTTATTTTCTATAGTTTCCACGGGAAATGTATGACAATTAGTACCATCAACATCGTTTAAACGGTCTATATCCGCAATGTACTCCATATCACTCTCATTTGACCTTTTATAGACTGGAACTGGTAAAGGTAGAACCTCACGTATATTGAGTATGTCGCGTTCTGAAGGCTTCTCTTGCCCGAATTCCGATAGTAGTTCTTTGAATTTGAATCCGAAAATCCATGTGGTGTTTTCGAATTGTCCTTCATCATTTCTCACGTTTTGTCGCGCGATTTCGTAACCATTACGTGTCAAAATGTCGCTGAATTCTTTGCGTGTTACTACGCGTTTTTTTTGCGTGTTTAACCAATGAGTGTATCTTGTGTAAACCTTGCCATATTGTACTTTATAACAATCTTCAAATGCACAATATTGTTTCAAAAAATCCATTAATGGATTCGCGCGAGTCTCATAGCGTTCTTTTCGTTCTTGAATAGTACCCTCATTTGTTATATGACCAATTCTAATGAGTTCTGGGAGTATTTCGCAGATTTTTCGCGCTAGATTACAATATTCTATTTGCGGTATTGTATTAACGATTGGTTTGCCTTCTGGGAATTGGTTTGGGAAATCAATTATTAACCAACGTCTATAGTACCCGTCGCTTTTATCATTAGAGTCTGGTAATCCGTTTGTATTGATGATTATTTTTGCGTAATTGTAAGCGTCGAATGTGTCGGCGTATTTTTTTTGGAAATTAATCATGTCGTCGCCGGTGAGTTTTTTTAGTAACGCGGTGTCTTTTAGGCTGTCGTAGTTTGTTTCTCCCATTAAGCAGCAGAGTTTTTTGTATAGTGTGAATCGTTCGAATGTTCTATTAGGATTTGTGATTGCATCTAGTTCTGTGCTGCAGATATTTGTTAGTCCTATAAAATTGGTTAGTAATCGTTGAAATTGACTTTTTCCATTGCGTCCACCGCCGCTTAGGCAGAATATTAGTTGTATGGGGTATTCTGGGTAACAACAATATGCTAATAATTCATATAGTGTTTGTTTCCACGTTGATCCGACCCATTCGGTGAATATTTTGTCCATTATTGGTGTGTCGGTATTTTCTCCAACATCCCAAGGTATTGGGTTTACGCAGAAGTATTTTGGTGTTGCTGGAGTGAATTCTTTAGTGTCTAAGTTGTAGAATTGTTGTTTGAATTGTATTATGTTGTTTGGTGGGGTTTCTGGTTTTGCTTTTCTGGCTTCTTGTCTTATGGCTTCTACTAACAAGTTTTTGTATTTTACTCCGCTATCCCCTATTATTCTGTTTATTTGTGTTATTAGGTTTATTACTGTTGTTTCGTCGGTTATTTTCCAGCAGAATTCTTTGTGTTGCCAGAGCCACCATATTCTGTTTTCGTCGTAGTATATTGGTTGTTGTTCTAGGAATGTTCTTGCGCTAGCTAGAAATCCTTTTCTTTCTGCTAGTAATCTACTTAGTTCCATTAATTTGTTTTCTCTTTCTTCTTCATCATCGATTTTGGGATGTACTATTTTTCCTAAGAATTTACTATAGTGTGGGTGGTGCATTGTTGCTATTATGTTGGTTATTTTTTCTTTAGAATTTGCGGTATGGTGTTCTTGTTCTATGCCGCAGTTTTGACATTTGTTTATTTGTTCGTATGATTCGGTGATGTTTTCGCAATGGGCACAGATGTAGAATTTTGTTTTTATTAGGTTGTCTTTTTTTTGTCTTTGTTCTAGTTCTTCTGCTAATCCCATAATTGTACCACCAAAAAATGTTTTTTTACTCGTTTTTTTGTTCTATGATGAAGTCGTATTCTGTGTCTGTGTTTACTAGGTTGTTGTCTAGGTATACTTTTGGTACAGTTACGACGTAGTTTGTGGGACCGGCTTCTCTTATTCGTCCTTTAAATCTGATCTCCATAAATTAAAACCTCTGTTTTTATTATGTTTATTATTTATAGAATAACCACTATATAAATGTTTGTAATTAATTATTTTATACTAGAAAATTAGGGGGGTTGAAAAGAAGGATAAAATAAGGAAGTGGGGGTTTACTACAATTTTTCTATCATATAGGTTGTTGCTTTACCAGTGCCCATTTTAACTACACGAACACTAATCTTATCGGTTTTTTGTGTGCCGTTAACGAATGGTTTTACTGCTAGCAAAAAAGGCTTAGAATCAATTCCTAGCTTCATGGTTACTTCTTTGCCGTCTTTCATGATAACATCTGCTTCTAAGACATCCTTGATTACCATGTTGCCGTCGAAGTCTTTCTTTTCTTTCTTATTAAGCTCCCAGTTGGTGAATGTTATTGTAGAACTCTTCTTTTCTTCAAATTTTACAAAGTTGCTTTCTACGATGTCGTCCCATGGGTTGTTGCTTGGTGTTTTGTCAAATTTTATTTCGGTGTTTTGTAGTTTTTGGTCGTTTGCCATAGTTTTTTGTTCTCCATTGCCATGACGCTATTTGGTCTATCGGCTAAATTGAGTATAAAATAATGCGGGAAGAAAGATTCGAACTTTCTTTTTCGGAGGCGACAAAACTCTCCTTTATGCAAACCTTACAACAAGTAGTCAATTTGTTGATAACTAATTTTTCAAATCTTTATGAACTACTCCCGCACAATTATTTTTTTGTTCATGACGAATTTTTTTAATTAATGATTTATAGTGTTGTGTGAATGAATATATATAGTCTGTTTTTGAATAACTATTTTTTAGTAATTTATCTCTAGGTATTTTATTATTTTTTAAATCTTTTATTAGTTTTGATTTCCTTCCCATAAATATCATTTAGTATTATATTATTTAAATCTTTCTAATTGCAAAGGTGTTTGTCAATATGTTTTTTACAATATGCTTTTTTGCATCGTTCGCATAACATTTCACTGTCATGTTTACAGATTCTTTTATAACAAGGAGAATGTGCAATAACTATTTTTTCTAGTGTTAGGATGGGTTCTGCTAGATGTAGGCATTTTACGTGACAAGATTTTCCTTTATAAGTATTAATGCTGTTCATCATCATTCGTTTGCACACGAGACATTTTTGTTTATTCATAATTTCACCAATTATTTATTAATGATAAACTCATTATTATAATTCCAAATATAGTTAAACAACAAATTATTAAAAAAGCAATATTTGTTTTTAAAAAATATTTGATACTATAATTATTCATTTTTTCTTCCTCGTTTGGTATCCGATGTAGTGTTGTCCTATTCTTGCGTATCCTTTATTTTTTAGTTCCAATAATCTCTTTTTCATTATTGTATCGACGATTCTTATAGCATCTTTTGTTGGAATAAAAGTATAAAATGTTTTTGTTTGTATTTTACCATTATTATTATATTGTTTTTCTGCGCTGGTGACTTCTCCTTTGTAGTCAGTGCAAGCCCATAAGAAGCCAGCGAACACTCCTTTTGAATCATTCATAGCACATATCTTACAATACTCATAGTGCTGTTCGTAATCTTTTAGTTCTTCTTCGGCGACTTTTTTTATCTCGTAAGTTTTGAAATTAGTCATAATTTTCACTTTGTTATAATATTAAATTGGGATGTCCGGGATTTCAACCCAGAAAAATCTTTTTTTCTCAAAAAAGAGTGCGTAGCACCGCGACCTCATCCCATAATTGAATGATTGCCGTTCTGTTCTCGGCTGTTAACGTTTGCTTAATGCTCAAACATTTAGGCTTTCATCACATTAATTGATGATAAGTTTTTCTTTTATTATTGGTAGATTTAAATGTTTCGGTTATCGTCAATAATAGAAAGGTTTATATACTTGGTAGTATTATATAGTATTATCGAATTAAAGATACCGAGGAGAAAACCATGAAATTCGAACTAACAGACAGCGACGCACAAAAAATCATCGACGCAATGTACCTAGCTAGTGCACATTACCGTAAAATGGGCTTAGCGCTAGAATGGGATGGCCTAGATAACACACAGAAGAAATTCACACAACAAAGAATTAACGGAGGCGCATAATGAGCGGACAAATAAAAATATTTTATGGCACAGACATCATAAAACTAGAAGAAGAAATTAACGAGTTTAACAAAGAACATCTTGTATTTGCTACACAACACAGTTCTTGCGCCACATATAATGGTAGTTATTCACAAACATATTTTACTTTCGTATTATTTTATAATGATAAAAAGGTGATTTAAATGATTGATTGTTCCGATGAGTTTCCTGACTGGCAAGACAAACATATTGAACAATTACGTGAACAATTCTGTGATGCTCACGAAGCTATGTTTGACGATTTTTGTTTTGAAAAATTCAACGAGCCAAGCGAACCAGATGAAGATTTAGAAATTGACCGAAGGAGAGGATTGTAATGTATCTTGTCAAACTTAATGATTTAATCGATGTGATAGTGCCAACACTAGATATTAAACATTTGGAATTATTAATGGCAGAAAGTGAGAAAATAAGACCAATACATAATAAGACGAAAAAAATGTTAAGAAAACAATTTAAAGAAAGTATAAAACAAGGAAACTTCAAAATGGTGGAATGAATGAATCAACAAGAATTACATGATAAAATAGAAAACTGGGTTAATAATCTTAAATCTGGCGATGGAGACTATAAAAAATTATACACTGAAAACCTAATGGAATTATACATCATCACTGGTTGCGCAGGAATTGCAGACCAACAACTATTAACTGATATGAAAGAAATGGTGAAGAATTATGAATGAGCAGTCTGATATTTGTATGCAGTGCGGTCATACTCGCAGTTTGCATAATCAGGATGGTTGTATGGTAATATTATTCAACGAATCAGACGAAATAAAATCTTGCGGTTGTGTAGTTGATTGTTATCAAGGAAAAATAATAAAGAAGGTGAATTGATTATGGAAAATTTAGAACATTATATTTTGAATCCTCGTTTTATACCAAAAGACAATGCTAGAATGCCAAACAACTGTTTTATGTTTGAAACTATGAGGGATTTAGACGATAAAGACCTCAGCACGCACATTGTGCCAATAGAATCGGTGGATTTATATAGTATTACATACAAAAACAAGATATACCAATACGATGGTATAAGATTCGGCAAAGAAATATATTCATTAAAAAATCAGAGGTTAACACAATGAAAAAATTAATATTATTAATTATGATAATCACAATGAGCGTTTCTGTATTCGCTGTAGGAACAATAGTTCCGCCACAAAATGCAAAATACCAATTCACCAACGGACTAACATATCAAAGTTGTGATTTCAAACCAATGTTTTTTAACGGCACACCAAAAATCGATTATAAAACCAACGACGGCTATATGAGTATGAATCATCGCACTAATCAAATGCAATGCTATCAATTAATCGGTCATCGCGGAAACCACAAAAAGAATGTGTCTATAACCCCAGTTGTTATTATTCCTCCAACTGTAGAACCAACCTGCGAGACAATAACAAAACTGTATTGTGATAAAGACTATACCTTAAAGGGCGATAATTGCGAGAAAAAAGTATTAGAAAAACCACTTTGCAACTGGCCATACAACCTAAACAATAATGATGCATGGTGTGTAAGACCATATCATACGCCAAAAACACCACTTTGCAACCAAGGAAACTTTAAGATAATAGACCATCATGGATACTGCGAAGTAACAAAAATTATAGCTGCACAAAAAGAATACACTGAAGTATGCAGTTAAAACAAAAAAATAATGGGGTAGGAAATTATGGAAAAAGAAAAAATAACAGTTGACGGAAAAGAATACGTTTTAGCATCGAGTATAAAAAATACTCCCAGAGAAAGTATTGCGAATAAAAAATATGTAATGGTTCGCAGTAGAGACTCCGGAGTATTTGCAGGATACTTGAAATCTCGCAATAAAGACGAAGTAGTATTGAATGATGCGCGACGTATTTATTTTTGGAGTGGCGCAGCAACTCTATCACAACTTGCAATGGAAGGAACTACAAAACCAAATGATTGTAAATTTCCTATGGCTGTTGATGAAGTATTGATTATAGGAGTTTGTGAAATAATTCCTATAACAAAGAAAGCTAAAGAATCTATTGCTGGTGTAAAAATATGGTCAATGTAGGCGACGGCTCCGGCTACGGCTCCGGCTCCGGCTCCGGCTCCGGCTACGGCTCCGGCTACGGCTCCGGCGACGGTTAATAATTATTTTTCCTTTTTTTATAAAATATTATTATGAGAGTGGAAAATTATGGAAACCTATACACACGAACAATTATTAAATGTTGTTGAAGAAGAAAATAATAATTTATTAGAGAGTATTAAATATAGAGTTAAAAAAATAGAAGAAGTTAATTTGTCTTCGGAAACAAAAATATTTTTTAAATATGTATTATTACAGATAGACGCCTTAGACAAAGAAAACAAAATAAGATTTGAAAAATTAAGAACGAATGTTTTAATGGAAGAACAAGCCGAAAAAATAGATAATTATATCAAAAAAATTACTGAGGAACGAGAATCATGAACTTTCACATTCACAACGCGTACATCACATCACAACAAAAAGACTGGCTTGCCAAACACCCAGAGTTTAACTTCAGCGGGTTCGTCAGACAACAATTAGAAAAACAGATTAAAAAATAGAGCCGTAGTCTGGCTTTGGAGAAATTTATGATTGTGAGATTCAAAAGCATACAAGAAAACTATGATAAGGAAAAGAGCGGTGCTAAATCAAATACGGTTAGAATTATTCAACTTCCAGACTTGCGTATTGATTATCTTCGTGCAGGTGCCAGTATGGTTGAAATAACCTTGCCAGATGGTTCTGGAGCATTTCAAAGACATATAACTGATTATACTGAATGGAATGGTTTGGCTATTATTAGCTGGGATTCCAGAGAGATTTAATGGAGCCATAATTGTATGAAAAACCTATTTTTATTTATAAAAGAAAGTCTGTATTATTATAATTCGATAATTACAGACGGTTTAAACGCCGATAGGTTTTTATTATGGTAAGTCTAACTATGATTAGGTGATAAAATGAGCGAAACTTATTTTTATCTGAAACATAAAATAAATAAACAATTACTAAGATTTAGCACAGCGTGTAATCAGGATGAAAGAGATTTTGTAATTAAAGAATATAATACAAAATATAAAGACAGTTTTGATTTAATTGAAGATAATAAATAATGGACGAAATGTTTAATTTTCAATACTATATAAACCCCAGAATATTATTATTGACGATAAAAAAAGAAAAGTACTGGGGAGGGTATTATTTTCACAATTCTACTTCTGTGAAATAGAAATCTACCGCATCGCTTAATAACTTAACACTTAAGCCAATGAACGCTATTCCTAAGTTCATTCCTAGTGTTTTCCAGTTAAAACCTAATAAAGTATTTATTCCTGCAAGAATTGCTATAATTCCTTTTATACTATCTTTATTGCGATATAGTGCTTCTCCGAAGCGGTAGCCTTTGAAACTTAACCTTGCTGATTTAACCATATTATTTTCCTCCTTACATAATTATTAATTGTATATCATACATTTTATTAATCTTTGATTCTTGTAATGTCATGAATTTGCCAGTTTGTGGCTCTATAACCCAAATATCTTTATTAGAGTCTATCATGATGTTGAATGCGTGTAAGTTACTCCAAGCGATACCAAACGCGAAAGATTCTAAACCTTCACTCCAATAACCCTGCATAGCGAAACTATAATTATCACAATCATGACTCTCCGACACATATTTTGCCTTATAAACACTACTTTGCAAAACATATTTCTCTGCCTCTTCTTTACTAGTAAGACTAAAGTTTGCATCGCTTAAGTGAATATCCGCCTTGGGAAAATGATACTTCAATAATAAATTAGTATCCAAAATACTAATTTTATCTAACGATTTCGGATAAAACACTTGTGGAAACAATTTATTAATCAAACTCACATAATAATCATTCATCGACATAAAAAACAACCTCTATGCTGTACCTTTACTACCTGCAAAAAAAGAACCACAAAAAATATTTGATATGCTGAGTTGTGCAAATCCTGAACCGTTGCTGCATGATGCTGATGCGATTGCATTAATATAAACATTTGTCCATGTGCTAACATCTACGTTTCCCGGAGTATATGATGAGAATGTGATGGCTGTTCCTCCGTGATAATATGCTGAAACATTAACGTATATGTTATTTCCGCTTTGTGTTAATGTTACAACCCCTCCAATACCTCCACCCATATTTATTGTTGCGCCCGTGGCTGCAGATACTAATGTTATTGTATTTGATCCGCCATCATTCATAGTTATAGATATGCTTCCAGAACCGTTGCTTCCGCGATTAACACTTCCTGAAAATGCGAATTGAAATTTAGAGTATTGTTTTATGTTCTGTGCTATTTTTACGTTTGTATCTCCGTTACGGTTACTGGATGATGATGCACTAATATAAGATAATAACGAACCGTTAGATTCACTAACTGACGCGGATGATGCGAATCCTGCAGTAGCAGAAGTATCTATAAATCCGTTGGTTGCTGTCACTGTGTTATTATTGGCACTGACATTTATGTCTCCGTCGAAAAGATTGTCATATTCTACAAAATTAGCACTATTAATTTGAATCGGATTAGCCATTAGAAACCACTCGCACCAATAACTTTCAACGTTGTTGAATTAGACGTGTCGCAAATACTTTGTAAAGTAACCATGTCTTTCAATAATAATGTATTAATAGAATTAGGCGTTATTTTCATATGTGACGTTGTAGCTGCGCCATTAATATTAATATATGAAGATTTAGTACCGACATTTCTAGTAACTAATACTTGCGTAACATTAGATGTTAATGTTAAAGAACTATTAGAATCAGTAACAGCTAATTTTTGCACACTAAGATTGTTAGCATCAGTGGTTGTTCCAGCACAAAATATTCTAAGTGTGGTATTGCCAGAACTAGTTATTCCATGAATGGCGCTACAAGTACCATAAACAACGATTTTTTCTCCAGCTAATAGATCAAAAGAATCGGTGGTTGCTGTGGTATCAAAATTAACATAAGCAGTTACTGCGCCATCATTATGAATTAAATAATAAGAATATTTAGCACTTGGAGATACTGAATTATTACTATTAGTCACTGCTAAACTAACTTGTTCAAACCCAGTATATAAACCGAATAATTTATTAGCATCACTAGCTTTGGCTTTTGTTCCGGAAGTAAATATCATAATTTTTTACACCTACATCATGTTTTATTTCTAAATTTGATTTTAGTAGTATATTTAAATAAGTCGGTATTGTCTTTACTATTGGAGGGGTGTTTTGTCTTGCAAAACATTTTTTCAGAAACATCTGTATTAAATATTGCGTGGCCGTTTAATAAAAATCCTGTAGCTTCAGTAATAGTCAATTTACTTAGTATAGTACAACTACCATCAGTCTCATCAACAGCGATACTTTCTACTGTCTTATAGTAATCATCAACACTAGCGGCTCTAATAGCATCATAAATTATGTCGCCCGCTACAAAAACATCGGTAATATTATTAGTTATTATTGCAATATAAGTATAGTCTAATGCGGTGATTGTTGGGGTACTGGTCGTGCCCGTCATTCCACCCGGAATGACTATTTTTAAGAAATTCCATCCAGTACTTAAATCTGCCACAGTATAATCTTTATAATAATAATTAGAATTGTCACTGCCGAATCTTATAGTAAGACAAGTACCGCTACTTTTTAATTTAGCTAATGCGGTAGCATCTTTAATATAGAACCACATCGTAAAATCTTTACTAGTACCATTAATACTAGTGGTTGATTTTGATACACTAAATGTGGCACTAGTAATATCGCTTTTAACAATATTTAATGCTCCATCAGTAACGCCGTCTGGTTTGAACATTGTAGCATTAACTGTTATACTATTAGTTCCTGACGCGGTCCATCCCGTGGTTGCACTGCAAGAATCTATCATTTCCGTACCACTAATAGGCACTTCAGTAACTAACGCCACATCACCATAATTCACGTCAACAGTATTAATAGCTACTTTAAAACGATTAGGTATAGAGTACGTTGGTGATTTAAAAGTTCTGTCAAGTATAATATCTACTCCGCCCTTGTTTACTGTTTGACCATTTGCCATTAATATAAACCTCTATATTCTTCACTATTTAAATATTATATTGTATTTTTACATTATTTATTGTTGATGATCCGGTACTGGTAGCTCTCCAATACAAATAATGTCCTGTTGCTACCATTGGATGTGATATTGTAGAAACTACTATCTCCCAGTTGCTACCATCACAAGATACTTCAAAAACTAAATTTCCGGAATAATTTGCTGTTAGAATTAATGAAGAGATAGTATTTTCTAAATCTTTAAGATAATATTTTGACAATGCTATTTGTCCGTTAATAAATGATGCCACGCCAGCATTACTCCACGTTGCAGTAGAAGACGCGTCTTTAAATTCCGTACTATAAAAGTCTTCAAAAATAATATTGTTAGACGGAATTAATGATGTAACACCATAAGATTCTTCACTGTCAGTTCCCCAATCGTAATCATCCCAAGTTCCTTGCGTATCACTATCCCAATATAATACTCCGCTATCGGCGGTGGCTTCTTCAATTTTATCATAACCAAAAATATCTACTTGTTGTGGCAAAGTAATTAGTTGTGTATTAATATCAGTATCAGCACTAAGTTGTCGTTGTAATTTCACAATACTATCAATAATGTTAGCTTGTAAATCAAGCGCTTGTGAAGGACGCTTACCAACAGTAACAATATCATATTTGAACGGATAATTATATTCTATATTAGTCACAACAACCATTTTAGTTAACTTATTAATATTATCAATTACAGTAATCTCTTGGCCTAATTCCAGATCATTATTACCAATAACCCACAATGGCGCACTAGTTAATGGATTAGCTTGAGATTCAAGATAATTAGCAGCCCGCAATTCAGTATCGCTAGTATTAGTTAACTTACTATTTATTATCGTAACATCGCGTTGATTATAATTATCTATACTATCAAAGTCTACTGCGGTAGTTTTTGTCGGTACATTATAAGAATACTTAACTACAATATTAGAACTAGAAACAGTAAATACTAAATTTTTTCCGTCAACATAAAAATCTTTTGGGTCGGTAGAATTAACTCCGCGAGCCACCTTAACTGTACTATTCACATAAACGTCGGTATCAACTGGTGTAGCGCCAAGAGTTACTGTCGTAGCTGGACCCGCAAAAGTTTCTGTATTCCAGTCAAGTTGTTCTCCGCCAATCAAAGTAATGTTGTTATTGGTGTCTTCTACGGTATTAAGCCATTCTATGCGGTTACGAATATCTATTCCAGTAGTTAGTGTTGTGGTGGTGCTAGTATAACCTTTTGGTATAAAATAAGTTAGGTCTTCACTATCATTATAGAACACTTGGTAATCGTAAAGGTTGCATAGGTCTTTTAGTGTGCCGATAATATTTCCTTTAACCGGATATTTTATTAAAGTAAAATCTGCGGTAGTGCCAGTAGATACTACAGTAGAATTATTATATGGTAGTCCAACATAGGTAAATAGTGTTTTTACAATCTCACTAGCCACTCCGGCTTCAACATCGGTGTTTATATCAAAAGTATAATCGTATTCACGACGAGAAGTTACATAAAGCTTGTCAGAAGCGCTAACTGTGTAAAGACTGCCTTGTGGTTTATAAGTGACTATTTCACCACGAAAAACATACCGTTCGGTGCTAACACTAACACCTCGCTGCACAGTTATAGAACTGCCTAAAACATCATTATTTATCATTAATAAACTATCAACGTTTCTATTTAAAGACAAACTAAGCGTTTTAATAGGCTGATTATAAGCCTTAGACACTTTCGCACCCTTAACCATACTAGTTACATCTACGCCGTCAATAATAAACTTGTAAAGCCCGGGAGAAAGAACAGCCATGTTTTTACACACTTCCAACAATCAACGTCATAGTAAAACTTAATTCGTTAGGAAATCCAGAACGTTCAGTAAAAGTTACATTTCCAACTAAAACTTTACTATCAACAAATGTTGAACCATTCCATGTAGAAGTATAATTACTAACAAATGTAGAACCTAATTGATTACCATCAATAAATGCCTCGAGCCATTGACGTTGAGAATCAATAGTTGTAACTGTTCCACTACTGGTTCTTGTTGACGTTGCTAAAGTCAATGCGCCAGTAACAGTAATGGTCTTTAGTACGCCATTATAATCGAATAATAACGCGTCAAGTGCAGTACTCAATGGCATACTATCAGAATCAAGATTAGCACCAATAGATGAAGTAATATCAGTACAATCACCTTCATTAAAAGTGAAAATTACACCGGCGGCATTTGTTATACTTGGAGCGGAAACCATAAAATCATCATCCCATAATCATATTATAATTAGCATTATTCTTAAGCGCCCAATTAATCATCTCGGCATTATTCAAACCAAGAGCGTTCTGAGCAATTTGCGTATTGGTAACCCGTTCAGTATCTTGTGAAGTTAATGACACTCTAACTTTTTGAGTAGCTTTCTTAGCAGCTTCTCGTAACATTTGAGACATTTTTGATGCAAGTATATCTTCTGGAGTTTTCCAATCAACTTTATTATTAAATGATTGTAATATATTATTATATTTTTTTATACTAACTTCACTAGCATCAGTAATATTCTTATCAAGCGCAGTATTAATATCTGATTTAGCAATATCTAAACCTGCAAAAATAACGTTTTTTACAGAATCAAAAATGTCATCATTAACAATCCAGTTAGGAACAACTACTTTAAATAACTCTATTAGTGGACTAATAATCATATTTTTTATAAGGTCAATGATGTTACTCATCATGACTTTTAATAGTTCTTTAAAAATTGTTAGTATACCATATTGGAATCCTTCTATTATTGCGCCAAAAGCAGCAGTCATAAGTCCCGCTTTGGCTGTTGAATCGCTAGTGTTTCCTGCCGCCCCCATTAGTTGCATGGCAACTTTTCGGAATGGTTTCATAACTTCATTAAATGCTTTCATTAATGGTTTTAAGAATTGAAGAATAGGAATTAACAAAATAAGTATCATGTCACTGAATGGGCGTAGAATCTGCGCCACCATCTTAAGAATGCCTAACAACACACTCTTTATTGGCTTAATCAATCCATTAACCGCTTCTTTAACCAATCCTGCGATTTCTGCCACCACACCGATTAACCCGGTTAGTTTTGCTATACCACCAACTGCGCTACCGCCAGAACTACCGCCACCAATCGCTGATTTTGTAGCGCTAGCGCCCTCATTAATAATCTGCACAACTATTGGTTCGGTACTGGTTGCCATAATATTTATCTCCTTACATTAACATGAAAGGATTTTTTTCTCCAATCTGCGAATATATGCTCATGAACAATTGTAGTTTTTGACTATCCTCATTCTCAAGTTCTGACGGTCTACAACCGAACATTTTACACATCAACGCCTCATTAATGTATTGTGTTGCTTTGTGATTCTGACTTCTGCCTTTAATTACTAAACTGATTTTTTTTTTAAATCCTCAGTAAGGTCTTGGTTAAGTTCTTTGATTTGTTGTAATAAATACATCGCTGCTTTCTTATCAAAATCGAATGCTAATTTTTTCTTTTGTTCAATATTAGAGTTAGGATTTAATACGAATGATATTCCGTCTTGTTGTCTGACAAAATGTAATGCTGCGGCTAGTGCATAAAGGTTGCAATCGCTGTCTTTATAACCGTTTTTTACGGTTAATTCTTCGCCAGTTTTTTCAAACATGTCGTTAAGTGCTAGTGTATCGCCATAACTGTATGTTTTTAACATTACGTTGCCATAATTCCATTCTGGGATTTCATCCTTATTAATTTCCTTCATCATAATATATCACTCCATTTTTTTTAACTTAATACTTCACTAACTACCAATGTTGATGCTAGTGTCTCGACATCTTCAACAACGTATTCATTTAGATTATGCGAATCAGTTATCTTGTTTATCACAACGTTAGTGAATACAAAATCAATCGAGTAACTGCCCTTAGTGAATTTCAAAGCCAAAGTTACTGGGGTCTGCGAAGTTATCGCGGTACTGGAACCCATCAAACGATCCATTTGGTCATCATCGAGATATTTAGTGCTGAAACGTAAACTCATATTTAGTTTTCCGGGTCTAGCGCTTTGTGCTTCTTGATTAAAACCATAAGCTAAAGTGTAGTTATTGTTAAAGCTTAATTCTACACTATCAATAATATTGCCGATAGGTGTCGCGTCTGGCATCTCTATTGTTCCGCCACTAAAATTATACAAGTCATCAGTAAGCATTGCGACAGCTGCAGAAATAGATGTATCCTTAGCTAGTTTTCCACCTATTAACTCCAATGATGCACTAACTGCTTCGCCAACAGCACACTTAATTGTCGCACTATTAACTACCATACCAGCATAAGTTCTCTCGCTATCAGTGCCGACATTATCGATATTCTCTGTGACAGTAATAGACTTTGTTGCTTTACCAATACTATAAACGTATGGTGAACCGACAGTTCCAGCGCCAGTTTTAGTAGCTAACAACACATACTCTAGCCAATCCCAACGCTGAACCTTAAAATCAACACTCGCACGAACAGACACTGTCGCGGTGGTAAATTTTGCTGTAGTACGACCATCAGTTACTGCTGTTCCGGCGAATCCTGCGTGTTCTTGAACTTGACGGTCAACATCAAATGACGCACTCTGTATAAGACCACCGAAAATTAGTCCTGTACTAACACCAGTACCATATGCTGATTCTGCGCCGTAAAGTATTCTTGTATCAATGCCACCGACGACCTCTGAATTTGCTACCATGAATATTTCCTCCTTATTTTGACATATCTGTCAATCGAACTTTTATCTCTCTCATTTCATAATTAAGACTATCCATTTTACTAGACATCTCTTTTAGTATCATATTTTGTTCTCGTAATAATTCTATTTCTGCTTCATCCATTTGAATTTCACTCCAGTTTCTTTACGTAAAAAGTACAAGTGCCAAAAACCATAAGCTAACATTCCTAAACCAATGATTCCAAACACGTGAAACTTTGAGTAATACCAGTCACCAAAGCCAGTAAAAAACATTATTAGTCCAATAATAATATCTGTTATTCCGGCAAGAATACTGGCTTTTATAGTTCTTTCTTCAGCATTCATTTTCAGTTCACTTCCAAATTAAGTATACTTCTAAAATCTATATTACGTTGAAATACTTGATTTTTTAATAATTCAAAAGGTCCCGGCACAAGTGGACCAGTAATTGTTGGCTTGATAACTTTTGCATAATAAAGACTATTTTGATTATTAATAATCCAAGTTCTAATAACTTTAGAATATGCTCTAGTAGATTCTTTTCCAATATCATAAACCATTATTGTTAAATCATAACGATTCTGATTAACATTACCAAAACCACCAATCTCTGTATTAATATCAACAAATTCTACAGCGATTCTAGGAAATGATGATATAGTTAAGTCATTTCTCGGATAACCACTAAATATTTTATCCGTTCCATAATCATAAATTACTTCCCACGCACCTGTTTGTGCAGTAGTAAAAGTTATTTTTGTCTGAATAGTAGTACTTAAATAATCATAATCTACAGTATAATCTTTACCAAACACTAATGGCACAGTAGCTATTTTAACACTACGAACATTTTTAATATTGGTTCTATTAATTAATAAACTAGATGTTGGAGATACAAAAGTATCAGTATCAGTTTTTGTAGTAACTCCTCGTTGTGTAGTAGTAAATATATCTGCATTACGCAAAGAAACAACAATCTCATCAAGAATGGTAGTCTCATCTAATACACTAGTCATGATAATTGCCTCCGAAGATTATCATAAACAATATCACGAAGTTTAGTATTAATTGCCCGGCGAATAAAAGGATTAGGTTCCGTACCGGGATGATGAACCATTGTAGCAAAATGGTCTTTACCATCAGTCTTCCAATGAAGCGCTTTAGCATTAACTGCACGAATAATGTGCGGATTAGTACCGAATTCTACACAAAAAGCATATTCTGGCATGTGAATATTAAGTTTATGACCTACAACTTCATAACGAATAGTATTCTTTAAAAATCCAGTATCTACCGGTGCAGTTCTAACTAGTTCATTAACAAAATCATTACCAATACCATTAAGTGCAAGATTAAAAGCGTTATTAAATTCTGTGATAGTCATTCGTTTAATCATAATAACACCAAATCACAGGCCTTATAGGCAGTATTTCCGCCAAGTTGGTCGCGGTCTAAAACACTTAAAATTCTATATGTGTTGCCATTCCAAGTTACATAATCACCACGATTAACAGTTTGGTCATAAAGTGTGAGCATTATTGTATCGCCAGTTTGAACAAATCCTTCTTTGTCAAAATTAAACTTTTTTGTTCTACGAGAAATATAAACGTATATTGTTGTTGTTGCGGTTGTAGTTCCTGTTTCGTCTGCATCAATATTTGATGTGGTATAACTTTTAGAAATTAAAGATACTGGGGTTATAAATAGTGTTGGGAATACTTCTCTAAGTTCTATGCCTGCACTAATAAGTTGTCTCATATTGCCCTTGCTCCTTAATATCAAGTATTGGAATTATAGCTCTTGCTTAACCAAAAACCGGATATACTCTAATATATTTACTAACTAACTCATCATATTCTTCTTTAAGCGATTCTAATGTACTACGAATATTAATATATGCCTGTCCGACCGTTACAGTGGCCTCAGGAAGCGTTATGCTACTTGGGTCGTCAAAAGTACCGCCCATTTGTTGAGAGAGTACCTGCATACTTGCTTTAAGTTCTACAAGTCTCTTAACATCATAAGGTAAGGTATCAACACCATACCAATAAGCAACACTAACTTGCTGCGGATAAGTCTTATCAAAACGCTGCGTTTCAGCAGTACTCATAAATTGAATTTTACCAGTTTTAGGATAAACATAAAGTTTTGAAGGAGTAACACTTATAGTACTTGAAGGATAAACAATATCTAATGATTCCACACTATTAACCGGATAATAAGGCAAGAACTGATAATTCAATCCACTACCATCATAGACTTCGTCTTTATAAGGACTGAAATCTCCCGGAACATAAAAGACCTTAAAAGTACTAGTATTAGTAGGATTAACACTCCAATTCCTATCAACAGTAATAGTATCAGAAGTATTAGACAAAATCTGTCTAATTTGTACTACGCCAAGATTAGAAACAACCTCTATATATTGTCCCGCAAAATCATTAACCGTCCAACCAGCACCAGTCTGTGTTACAGAACTATTAGCGGCACTAGTCACTGATTGATTAACAAGATTAGACTTCCAATAAATATTCTTCGTCATACGACAAACAATAGTCTCTGCCACCGCAATCTGATTAGTAACATCAACAACACTAATTTCATTACTAGAAATTCCTGCCGTTCTATAAACTTCTGTGGTAGTTACATAAGCATATCCTGCCGTTACAATAGTTGCTGTATCACTAGTGAAATAACGAATACTTAACACATAAGAGTCAAAAATCGGATTGACAAAAGTGATAGTATCACTACCAACATTAAAATCAATACCCTCATGTTGTGGAGCGCCCTGAACAAGAAGTTCTACCATACTATAATAATTATTAAAAGCCAATTTATAAGTACGACCAGTAGCGCCATCAAGACCAGTACAATCAGCACCAGTCTTAGCGCCATCATACCTAGGAGTTAAATTAGTCATTGTCTTATAACCTCGTAATTAAGTATTTAAATATTATTAAGGAAATAATTTTTTCAAAGCCAAAGTCAAAACAGCAATTAAAACTACAGTCACCATGCCATAAACTATTCTTTGAGTCCAAATATTAGCATATTTAGCATCATTTTCTTCTTGCATTTTTTTCAAATCTTCACTTTCTTTAGCAATATGATTTGTTAGTGTAGTTTTCAAGTCATCAATACCTTCTTTAATATAACTTATATCTGTCTCTATACGGGCCATACGCTCTCCATCATCAATATTTTTTTGTTTAGTCATAAAAAAACATCACTATGCTAATTGTATTCTTCCACCTTCATATAATGTAACATCTGGAAGATTATATGATAAATTAAGATTAGAATTATTAGATACATTATATATTAATGCAGCAATAATAGTCCTATTAACTCCATGTTCACCATCACCAATAAATTTTATACTATTATTCATCATATTAATTGGAGTATCAATGTATAAATTACAATAATCATAAAAACTATAATTTCCCGTTCCATTATATGGGTCACATTTATTAGTTCCTGGAGTAATATATCTAATTATTACTATGCCTGTTCCACCCATTCCACCAAATCCTGTAGTTCCAGTTCCTCCACCACCGCCACCAGTATAATTAATGGCTGATTTTCCGTTAGCATTTTGACTACCATTTCCTCCTCCACCTAATCCTCCTATTCCTCCTAATATATTTTCTCCACCACCACCTCCTCCACCTGCATAATATGTGGCGTTACCAGTAATATTAATTAATGTTCCATTACCACCATTACCGGCACGAACAGAACTAGGAGAATCATCGCCTTTAGTAGATGCACCACCTCCGCCTCCGCCTCCGAATGGTTGTCCTACAACTCCAGAATTATAACCTAATCCACCGTTCCAACCCTGATTTATTGTACCATTTCCTACAATTCCGGCAGTAGTTCCACCATGAGAGTTTCCTCCACCACTACCACCATTACAACCAATATGAGTTGTTCCTCCACTAGCACCCCAACCACCACAACCTCCTCCGATAGCTATTAAAGACCCAAATGATGAATTTCTTCCTTGTTTTTGTGCAGGGGTTGTTCCATACCCACCAGTTCCTACAATTATTGTATAATTTCCAGAAGATATAAGATAAGACGTATTATAAATTAAACCACCACCGCCACCGCCGCCAGCAGTTCTATCTCCACCATCTCCACCAGCACCACCGCCAGCAACAACCAATACAGAAACAGTAATATCTTTTGTCGTATTAAATGTTGCATTACTTTTATACTCATTAATAGTATAATTAATATCACCAACTAATATAGTATATGATTTTGTTGGATTAGTATCTATAGTAGCATAAACATTAATTATTAATATTAAAAAAAATAATGGTAACAAAACAATTTTTTTCATAATTATTACCTATCAGTTTCAACATACATTCTAATCATACCAATACTAAAAGTAAATGAGCCAGGCATTAATCCTGGCCTAACTTGTGCACCAGCAAATCCATGATAAAGTAAAGTATTATTTACCGGTAATTGTGTTGGAGAAGTAGTAACTCCCTCATAAAATTGGCCCGTCATTTGGTCAGCTACTCTAAAACTTACCTGTTGACAACCCGGAGGACAATATTGATAGAAATCAACAACACTACCAGGATTAAATGGAACACTAGTATTATATACATTAAAACCAACAGTTGCCGTTCCATTACTAGTAATAAACGTCCAATTATTATTCGCAGTCAATAATGTATTATTACTATAATAAAATCCTGAATAACTACCCGGAGGTAATGTTTCAGTATTATTATTTAACATTGATGTTGCAGTTCCACTAGTAAATCCTACAAAAATAATACTACTATTCCTAAATACACCAGTATATATGGCGGATTTATTTTCGAAAGTTAATCGGTCAAAACTATACCAACCACCAGCACCAGCCAATGATGTACTATTTTCTCCCCTAACCCACATGTTAGTCATAAAAATTGAAACGTTAGATGTTGTGGTACTATTAGTAACTAATGTTCTTTGACCATATCTACTATTAAATGTTGGTGTTGATAATGTTCCCATATTTGTTGTTGCTACACTAGTACCAAATTGTGTTATTGCAGTGGTTGCTCCCGGCATAACTTGAACAATTCTTTGTTGATAAATACTTGGTTGTAAATTATAATCCATGCCGCTAGGACCAATTGCTCTGAACATATTACGACCGCCTTGTGTCTTAACACTTAATGTTGCATAACCAGCATTAGGAATTGGTGCATCAGATAATTGTGCTCTCATAGTTAGTGTATTATTCTTTCCATCATTATCAATAATTAAACTAGTAATATTGATTGGTGTTCCGTTAACAATCCCACCAGCACCAAATATTCCTCCTCCGGCCGTTAAAAAAAGATTTGACATAGTTCCATTATTAACAACCACTAAATCAGTAACATTAATAGATGTACCATTAACACTACCTCCCGTTCCACCGCTAGGAATAGTACAATTAGTTGAAGAACTAACTGCATCATTTACACAAGTAACTCCCGCTCCCTGCATTACTAATGTGGTTTGTTGTGCTAATGTTGTACTTTCGTCTTTAATAGTGGTATATCCTCCACCGGTTGATGCTGTAACACATTGTACGCCACTAGTTGTAGTATTTTGTACTACTGTTCCAGCACTACAAGTTCCTGTTCTGGCTATGGTAGAATTACTCATTAATGATGCAATACTAGAATTTGATAAATTATTTATTGTTATCATTTGAGAAAATATTGTCGTATTACTATTGATTAATCCAGAAATTATGTTGGCTTGATTACTGGCATTAGTAAATAATGTTCCTATTTCTATTTCTTGATTGCTGGCATTAGTCCATATGGCTGTTTTATTTTCGCTAAAATTACCAATACTAGATACTAAACCGGTGGTTGCATAACTACTTTTATCAGCCGACCAATTACCTACACTTTGTACATATCCGGTTGTGGTATATCCGCTTTTATCGGCACTCCAATTACCTAATGATTGTGTATATGAAAGCAAAGTATAACTAGACTTATCAGCACTCCAATTACCATTAGCGGTAGTGACTTGTCCGATAGTAAGATTTACTAAAGAATTAGTTTTACTATCTAAAGTATAACTTGTTTTATCAGCGGTCCAATTACCAATACTCTGTACATATCCTGTGGTAGTATAACCACTTTTATCTGCAGTCCAGTTTCCATTAGCGGTAGTGACTTGTCCGATAGTAAGATTTACTAAAGAATTAACTTTACTATTTAATGCATAATTAGATTTATCAGCAGACCAATTACCAATACTCTGTACATATCCTGTGGTAGTATAACTAGACTTATCAACAGACCAATTACCATTGGCAGTAGTGACTTGTCCGATAGTAAGATTTACTAATGAAGAAACTTTATTATTCAAACTAGTATTACTATTTAATAAACCTTGAATCTCATTTTCTTGATTACTAGCATTAGACCATATAGCACTTTTATTCTCGCTAAAATTACCAATATTATTAACTACTGCAGTAATATTAATACTAATAGTTCCGGTACTAGTAATAATTGCTTTATCAATACCAAAACCAGTATCTATCTGAGTAACTGTACCAATACCTGTTGGCGCTTTACATTCAACTCCACTAGTGGTTGTATTAACAACAAATTCTCCAACAGGACAATCACCAACGTGTGCTAATTGAGAAATATCTTTAGACGGAGAAGGCACTTCAATACGAGAATAACTACCATCATCAACAGCCAAAATAAAATTAGTATTACCGCCACTAGTCTTTAATGCAGTAATATTTAATATAAACCTATCAGAAGAATTTAATATGTATGTAGAATTAACATAATAAGTCATTTCGTAAAAATCAGCAACATCAGAATTACAAGATACTACTGTACTATTTGCAAAACCAACCAATCCACCATCACAAATATCGGTACTTTCATTATAATTAATACAACGAGAAACAATAGTTTGTAATTCAACAATTTTATTACTTGAACTACTATGTACATTAATAATTATGTGTCTAGTTCCAGCACTAAAAACTGTTAATTCAGAAGTTTTTGGTGTAATAAATGTTCCTAAAGATATTTTATTTGTTGTAATAGGATAAGTTAATTCAGTAAAAGTTCCATTAGGAATATATAATGTCATATTTCTATTATTAGCCAAATTAGTCTGATTAGTAAACCAATAAATACTATTACCACCATTTAATATATTATCAATTTGTGATTGATTATATGTCTCATTTTTAATATAATAATTAGGTTTGTCAGCACTCCAATTACCAATATTATTAACTATTTCTGTAAGATTAACATCTGCATCAACACTACATAAACCATTTGTTGCAGTACATACTTGACTACCTTGAACATATAATCCAGCACTATTTAATTCTACAAGCGGACTACCGTGGCCAACACCTAAATAAATAGGTTTACTACTATCGCCAGTAGTTATTGTTAAAGGACTAGACTCGCTATTTAAAAAACAATAATCTGGTTGGTCATAAGGTCCAGTTCCCGGAGCATAATTTTGGCCATTACAACCAAACTCACCATAATAATTATCACTAGTATTCCTATCATTCTCAATAACTATTACTGAACTAGATTTAGTTCCAGAATTAACATTCTTTATTCTAAACTGCGCATAATCATCAATATTAGCCAATATCAAACCCATATTATTACTATTTTTTTTGTGAATAATAAATGATTCATCTAAAACATCACTAGCATAACTCTCTTTAGTATAATCCTCACCAGCAGTAATACTTGCACTTTTCAAATCACCTTTGGGCGTAATATAAAATGAACAAATAGTATCTTGTGGATGAGCCAATATACAAAGTCTATTATCCGCATTAGGATTAATACCATTAATTAATGGTGTAACATTTGCTAAACTAGAACTATGAAGTCTTAACCAATATAATCCAGTAATATTATCAATACTAATAGAAGAATTCCAATCAGTCATTGTACCCATACTATAAAATATTCCACCAGTTTGAGAAAGATTAAAAGTCTCATCGACTAATAAATTAGATTTATTAAGTGTCTTCCAAGTATTTTGAGAAGTGGGATATTGAACTTCTAAAGTAAAATTATCAGCACCCTGAGTTAATTCTACATAAATATTGTTCTGTTTAACACCAGAACCAAGATATAAATAAGTATCATTATCAATAGGACCATTATCAATAACAGTATTAATATCAACAGTATTAGCACTAGCCGCTGCCATAGTCTCGTCTTTAAATGTTATTCCGGAATCTTTAGTTGACAATACATAACGATAACCAATAGGAGATATACTAAATGTTGCTGGAGGACGTTGTGTCTGACCAATAAAGAACCAATTATCTCCCGGAGTATAACCATAATTACTTCCAAAATTAATATTTATACCATCCACTAAAAATTGTGTAGGACTATTAATTAATACACTAGTATTAACTACTTCAAAATCTGCACCATTAACACTAGAGAATAATGCAAAATGATTAGTATTAACTATAATAACAACATATTCTGTAGAATATTCTTTATCATAAATTCCAGATATTGATACGTCATTTTTTCCCGTACCTCTAAAACTAACACCCGTTAATCCTACATCCATAACATTTCCATCTTTATTAACACCAACACGATTAGATTCTGAAATCACTAACGTGGTGGCCTGATTCTTATACCAATAAGCACCATATAAAAATGATAAATTTTCTCCTTTATAGGTACTCCACCCATCTGCAACTGGAATACCATTTTGTGCAAATGTAAATGCTTTACTTTCATCTGGACCATCAATCGCAATATATTTATCTGAAAATTGATAACCGTTTAAATTAGCATTACTTCCTATTTGAATACTAAGATTAGTATATGTTATGTTTGATTCATTATTCCAACCAGCATTATTATCACTTAACAAACATAATCCGTTTGTCGAAGTACAAACCGGACTACCATTCACAAATGCTTTGTTAGACGAAATATTTGTAAAATTAAAAATAGAATAAATATTTCTACCATTCATATTACCAGAAGGCGTAAAATCTACAGCTAAAGCTATTGGTAAAGCCAACAAGATAATTATGAATGCTAGGAACTTTCTCATTTTTTCTTCTTAATAACATCTGCTACTTTCTGTGAAACACTAACTTTAGCCTCTACAGTCGGAACTGCTTCGACTTTAACATCTCCAACGACAACGTGTGTCTTCTGATATTCAAGGCCTAAAGGATGGGTTTTTTCATCAAATATTGTTGCGGGAACTCCGCCGATAAGTACTGTTCTCATTGTGATACCTCGCTAATATAATTAAAAAAAGGAGTTAAAAAAATAATTTTTAAATTGCTTTATCATTTCTTCCGCTAGTTCCTATAATCATATAGAAACGTGGGTCGTTATCTGTGCCGCCGGGTACTGTGATTGTTAGTACTCCGGAAGTTACTGATGTTGTTGGGAATTCTAATACGCTAACAGAATTATCTGTTGTTTGTTTCCAACCATACACACCAATTAGACCTTTTGGGCTGATTCCTAAATTTGCAAGAGTGTATGCTATAGTATCTGTTGCGTCAACAGTGTTCTTAGTGCATACCATTTGCATAACTATGCCGCCCTGATTTACTGGCTTAACGAAATAATCTGTGTTTTGTGCGAGTGCTGCCATCTTGTCACCTTAAGGGTTTAGGCTATGTCCGTAGACGATAATGTGCCTTCTATCATTGTTAGTTCCTGCTGCAACTGTAATGGTTAGTACTCCTGCTGCACTGACTGCAGTTGTATCTGCCTCTTGTGCGAATACAGAGTTATCAGTTGTTTCACTAAACGCTATTATTCCGATAAATCCTTTTTTACCAATACCATAATTTGGTAATGTAATAGTCATTGTATCGCCAGCATCTACTGTTGCTAAACTGCGAACTAAAAGTTGTGTGATTCCGCCTTGGTTTCCAACTCTTTTAACTATATAATCTGTTCCTTCTGTTCTTACGGTTACCATGTTGTCACCTTATTGATTTCGGGTTGGGCCGAGGAATAACAAGTAATGTCTTGTTTGATTGTTAGATGCGCCACCAATCGTAATTGTTAACGTACTACCACTCATTGTAGTTGTTGGTTGTTCTTGTATTACAACGCTGTTTTCTGTAGTGTGAGTGAATCCTATGATTCCGCACATACTACCCCAACCGTATTTTGACAAGTCAACTGTTAATGTATCGCTACTATCAACTGTGTTGATGCAGGAGACAATTAGTTGTGTCATGCCAAGGTTTGGCGAGACGTTTTGTACAAAGTAATCTGTGTCTTGTGTTAGTGCTGCCATAACGTCCTCACTTGTAGATTATTAATCCTTTAACGTCAGTTGCCGTAGCACTAGTTAAGGTTATAACATTAGTTGATATGGTGTTAGGTTCTGCTACACCACTAGCTTTGATTTGTAAAAAAGCCGTGTCAACATATGTTGCATTGGTTATTTCTAATGTATCATTTTGTGCATCTTTTGTGCCTGTTTCTAGCCAGCCTAGTTTATAACCACCGAGTGTTGCTCCACCCATTGGTGCTATTTCTACAACTGCTACTTTTCTTGCTGTTGCCATATATTCACCTTTATTTGTATATTACTAATCCTTTAACATTGCCATTTGTGTTAGCTGTTAAAGTGATTACGTTGGTTGCTATTGTATTAGCTTCGGATACTCCGTCGGCTTCTAGCTCCAAGAATGCGGTATGAACGGCAACGGCATTTGTGATTGTGACCGTATCGTTTTGTGCTGCCTTCGCGGTTGCTACTAACCAGCCTAGTTTATATCCGTCAAGCGTCGCACCGCTAAGTGGTGTGATTTGTTTTACTATTGCATTGACGTTTGTTGCTCCCATAAATTAAAACCTCTAATATCCCCAGACTAAGAAGTACCAGCTTAATGCTCCGCCATTATTCAATGTTATTACATTGGTGGATATAGAGTATGATGCTGCTACGCCTGTTGTTGAGAATCCAATACATCCTTGTACTACTTGCAAATCACTAACAGTTAATGTGTTTCCGTCTGCTGCGCTAGTACAACTTACTCCTAATAGTTTTACTCCGCCATTAGGTGCGATTTGTTTTTGAACTCTTGCTGTTACCGCGGTCATTTTATACACCCCAACAGAAACCAGACCACAACTTATTAGCTGCATTGGTTACTGTGATTACGTTTGTTGCGTGAGTGCTTAATGCAATGGTTCCATCAGTTGCTTGTAAATAACTGCCTTGTACGGTGGTTAGTTTAGAAACGGTGATGTAATCACTATTTACGGCTGCTTGAGCGTCGATAAAAACAACTTTTTTATTGAATAGCGGACCTTGTGAGTTGAATACTTCCGCCGTCATTTCTCCTGCTGCCATTTTGTTCGTCCTCCAAAAAAAATATTATAAAAAAAATAATTAAAAAAAGAAAGGGCCCATTGTTAATTTCTTAATAATGGGGAGTTAATTACTTATGCACTAATTCCTGTTACTGATGAACAGAAGTTTGTGTTCTTGATAATGAATACTTCGTAAATCTTTAAGAAGAATTTATCACTATCATTAACCTTAGCTAGTTTTTCATAAGTTAGGTCTTGCAATACTCTCATTTCAACAACTGAAAGGTCGAGGAAATAGATGCATTTGCTTCCTGTGGTGTTATTTAAGAACATACTTGGGATGATTGGGATTTCTCCTACCATACTTCTGTATGTTACTGTGGTAAAGCCCCAGAAGACATTCTTTTCAGCAGACATATAACCAAGTTTTGTTTGTATTAAGCCAAGTATATCAGTGTATACTGAAGAACTGCAGAATGCTACGTTTGGTCTTCCACCATCATCGAATGCGTATTGAATAGCTGTATTCAAGTCAGCAAGAGAAAGTGCGGTTGTGCCTTTTACAACAGCGTTTGTGGTACTCATTGTTTGGATGATGCCGTTATATTCTGTTCCGTCAGGATTGCCACTAATTGCAGAAGTTGTTGCGTTACCGTTAAAGATTAAGTTCTCTTCAAGTTCCTTGATTTCTCTTGTCTTTGCTAGTACTTCAAGTTGCATTGCATTTGGTGCTGAAGCATTGCCGAAGGTTCCTTCTGGTTGTCCGCCACTTGCAGTAATGCCCATAAGCATAAATGATGGAACTGCTGCTAATGTCTGGCCTGTGATTCTACCAACTGCATACAAGTATTTTATTGTCTTACTATTTCTTGTGTAAGTATCATTTACGTCTGCTAGTGCTGCATCTTCAACTGCAGTGAATGCTGCGCCTTTACTCAAGGTAGTCCATTCTGCGGTAACTCCCATGTTAGATACTCTAGGAATAATTTCAACTGCTGGAGTGAACTTTCTTGAAGTATCAATTATCTGTGGGTCAAGATAGATTGGGATTATTGCCTTATCGGTTGTTCCTGCACCCATTCCGCTTGCAGTCATTGCTTTAAGTCCTGCTTGATAACAGTTTTGAAGGTATCCGCCCTCTGCTCTTAAATCGACTTTGTTTTCTGCATCGAAATATCTGGTACCTGCTTTTAGGTTACCGAATGATTGTGCGTATGCAGATGTTGCATCGACATCGTTATATTGTCCTGTGCTTGCCATTTTATTTTCCTCTCAAAATTTTTATATTTTATCTTACCATACTAAGTGGTGAAACTTTATTGAATACTGGTTGTTCAACAGGCATTTTCTGTTCGACAACAGCTTTCATTACTGGTTTTTGCAACTCTGCTTTTAGTGCTGCAACTTCCATTTCTAAAGCCTTAACTTTTGCTTTAACTTCAGATTCTTCTTTCTCATCTTCTTTCTTATCTTCTTTAGAATCTTCAGCTTCAGCTTTTGCTTCTGGCTTTTCCTTATGAGCTTCTTCCATGTGAGCTTCAAGTTTTTCTTTGTCTTCGAATTCTTTATCACATTCTTTACAAGTGACCATAGTTTTTTCCTCCGCGGATTTTATTTCTGAATGTTTGTGCGGTTCATCAACTGGGAATTTATCGGCCGAGTTTGATAATGGCACTGTATCAGCAGGATTTGTTAGTGAAGGGTTTTTTTCTGCCTTCAAATTTTCTTGAGAATCAAGCCATGCTGCGGCGCTTTTCATACTGACAGCGAATGTGGCGTTTGGATTAACAGGAGAGCCGGTTAAAGTTACATTTACAAGATTTAAGTGTTTTATGACGCTACCGACTTTTTCAACAGGATAGAATGCTACACTGAACGCTTTAAGGAAACCGTCTTTTATACTGCCCCATACTTGTTTGAAAGAATTAATATTGGTGTTGATTTCTGCTTTCACCCACGTTCCGCGTGGTCGTAGTTCTGCATTAACGATTTTTGCAACAGGAATCTTCTCATTCTTAGGACGTTGAAGAATGTTGCCATTTGCATCGTACCATTCTTCATGTTCAATATCCATGGTTATATTGGTTCCTTGCATTTGGTTACAGATGTCTTGTTGTGCGGTAATGTCTAGAATCTCTCCCGCTTTATCTTCGTCAATTGTTGACGCGTAACCTTCGATATAGAATTTCTTTTCTCCTTTAAGGTTAACTTCACTCCATAAGAATCCATCATTTATAGAATAGTTAAAGATATTATCAGCCATAATACCTTAAATATCCCCAAGATAACTATTTAAATATTATTAGGGAATTGATAAGTAAATAATACACTGGGCAGGCCATTGTTTAATTTGTAGTCAATGACAATATTCTGGGGTTTATATACTTAAAAAAATAAACATTTCGTCCATTATTTATCTGGATAACATTTCTTACAAATGAAATTAGGAATAAACTTTTGACCATTGATTAATGATTCTTTAAATTCGATAATATTCTTCAACGATAATTTATTCCCACACCTCTTGCAATTTAAATCTGGAATAACTAATTTTACTGAACATTTAGGACATTTATTATTGTGAAGGAAAAATCCACATTTCTTACATTGTTTCATTTTTATCACCTAATCATAGTTAGACTTACCACAATAAAAACCTATCGGCGTTTAAAACGTCTATAACTATTGAATTGTAATAATACAGACTTTCTTTTATAAATAAAAATAGGTTTTCCATACAATAATCACTCCATTAATAATATCCTTTTTCATTATAATGTTCTTGTTCTGTTTTTCTTTGGTCATATCCACAAAACTTACAGTTCTTTCTAGGTATAATAACTAAGTGTCTACATTCTTCACATATGAATCTTGACATAAATAATCACTCTTTAGTCCATCCGTTTTCCTCTGTGAAATCCGAAAATCTCGAATCCCTAATGTGTCCATTCTCACATTGAGCAGTAAGTCCATTGACTTCGATTATCTTTCCTTTGCATTCATCACAATCAGTCATAGTTCCGTCCTCCAATTAAGACTCCATTAATTAGTCCATTATTTACATTTCCTCAAATCTAAATGTGTGTTCTTGGGGTTCTTTGGTATAACCATATTTCTCTCGCTCTTCTTTAGTTGGATTTCTGGCTTCTTGAAAGAATCTTTCATATTTGATTCTTCTTCCACAAACTTCGCATTTTGAGTCTCTATGTTCAGAACAGGTAAATTCTTTAGATTTACATTTCATTGGCTTTCCACAACAAAGCATTTCAAAATCATAATCGTTCTTTCTAACAACAATCTTAATTTTTAATTTCTTAGTCATTTACACCTCAAATTATAGCTCTTTAGTTTTTTTAATTTTATAGTCTATTTCTTCTATATGTGAGACTTTGAAACTTTCGAAATCAAGTATAAAATCAGATTC